AACTTACGCAGTTGCTCCTGCATCGTGTTCGACTGACGGGTTCCAGCAGCCATGATTACTTGTACGACAAGTCCGAGCCGTTGTCGCCACCACGCTGCTGCGCCGAAACGTCCTGACCGTAACGCTTGGCAGTCGTGTTGCCGATCTTCTTGATCTTCGCAGTTCCGGTCTTAGCCTTGTGCTGTTCCATGTCATTACCTCACAGGTTCGCTTGCCGTGAATCATACACAGCAATCATCTTGATTGTCGGATTTACCCCAACACTCCGTTGACCCATTCACGAGTCACGTTATCTGCCGCATGAGGAGTCAACTCAATGTGCAGATGGTCCCGATGGTCGGCACTCTTGTCGGCCTTACGAGTCAAGTTCTTTACCCGACCGTCCGGGTAGTAAGCCTTGCCATGCCAAATGATCATCTGAATACCCAAGGCTGTTGCCTTCGACATCAAAACCATGCACAAGAAATCACCCAACTGTTTACCCAACGGGGTGTCCTTTACGCCTAGATCAATGGCCCGACCGCCAGCATGGACAGACCAACCAACACCGCCACGAATGCGACGCCGGTTGTAGATACCGTCCACAGATTTGTCCCGACCGGGGTTGTCACCAATGCGTTCGCGCAACACAGCCAACAAAGCAACCGCACCAGAACGAGGACCCTTAGTCCGCATGGCCTCAACGGTAGTTACAGGGAAATACGCCATATCAAAACCTTAGCCCAAACTCCAAGCAAGTGCTTCATCAATCAAAGCCTGCTCAGGCAATCGGACAACCGCAGCAGAAGATTCAAGACCGGTAACACCCTCAACAACAAGCAATGTTGCCAACGCACCAACCGGGTCCAACGGAACACCACAATCAGGAACAAGATCAGTCAACGTTTCCGTAGAAAGAACTGTTCCATCCTGATTGAAAAACGTGACAACACCAGTGCCATCACCGTTGTTCAAAACTTCGGACAACAACGTTCCACTTTCATCAAAGTATTGTGCGCTACTCATTACGCCACCTTCCACTTGATCCACAACGGAGCGTTCTGAACACCAGAGTTTACCAACGAAAAGTTTGAAGCAGTCAACGTTGGCATCGTGGACGAATACGTCGAAGCATAGGTAAACGAATACGACGGAAGAAGCGTGTCAGTGTTCGTACCAATAGGCCACAACGGAGTACCAGAAGCACTTGGATCAACCAACTGGATACGAGTTGTCGTGTCGTTCAACCAATACACCACAAAATACGTTCCAGCAGTCAACGTCACACTGCTAAACGTCGGGTTCTTGTAGACCGGAATAGTTCCAGTAGTTAGATCAATCTCGCCAGTTGTAACCAACGGTGCCCCATTAGGACGACCACCAGACGACGCATAAATACCGGCCTGCAACTTTGCGCCAGCAGCACCCAACGTCCTAACCAACATCTTTGCGCCGTTCAACGTCACATCGTCAAACACCACAATTTTGTGAGCAACAAGGTTGCCAGAAGTCAACGCCGTCGTGTTGCCAAAGGTACCGGGAGAAATCATTTCGCTTGGAGTGAAATGGTAAAACCCTGACGAGTAGTAACTGCTGGCTCCCAACTTTGGGATACGACCAGTAGCAAACGTTCCGGTCGTAATTTTTCCAGCATCCAAACTAGGAATGTCAGCGGCAACCAACGAATAGTTGACCAGATTCACAGTGTCAGTCCACTCGGGTAGACCCGACGACCCCAACTGCAACACATCGTTTGTTGTTGCAGTCGAAAGGTCAGGCAAATCAAACATCGAACCGGCCCGCTGACCCGTGTACCAAACACCACCCGTGTACGCAACAAACGCAACCACGTTGCCATTAGTAATCGGGTATGACGGCAGATACCCGTTGATAAATTCGCCCGACGCAGCCGCAACCGTCACATCAGCAGGACCAGCAACAATCAAATATGTTTGACCGGGCCGAACATTCGATGACGGCAATGTCAACGTGTCCCCACCCGACCCATCATACAGAACAAACCCCGGTTCGATACCAGCCGTCGCAAAGTTTGTGCTAGTCGAAACAGTCTGGTCAGGTTCAGCAACCTGAAACTTGCCTCTTGACCCGTCCGACAACGCATATTGCGTGTGGTCGTCGTCAGCCAACCCGGTCAACGCACCGTGGTCACTAGTACCACCGCCACCAGACTGGATACGCAACCAGCGGCCAGTGCCAGCAGCCTCAACAACCAGAGAGTCCCACTGGTTCGACAAGTTCACCGACGTAACACCACTGATTGTGTCAGCACCCTGCACAATCACAGACACCGGGTTGGCACTGCTGTCAATCTTGACCACAGTGACTTCACTCTTCAGTGTTCTCGTTGCCGCAAGCGGCAACGTAACAATCAGAGGGTTGTCCGTCGAAGCATCGGCGGCAATGACAGCATCGTTGGTTCCGACCACATAGTCAGAAGTAACAACGGCCTGTCCGTCCGGGGTTTCAGGACCATAGATGAGGGCGATACGCCTACTCATTTACGTCGTCCAGAGAAGATGCACCGAAGCCGTATTCGAAGCAGTAACCGCATACACTTGGTCGGCAGTCAAATCAACCGTGATTGAGTTGTTCTGTGCCAACACAAACCCGTTGCTGGACGACACGTTCGACCCACCAATGTAAACAGAATCAGTCGAAGTGTTCTTGATCAACACCGACCTAGGCTTCGGAAACGAACCAGCAAACAGTTTGTTGTCAATGACTGTTGCGGCAGTAACCGCAGCCGCAGGTGCAGCAGACGCAGTAAACGACACGCCCGGAATCACAGACAAAATCGTTGTTCCGTTCGTCCAGTTTGTTCCACTGATCAGACGGCCAACCCAATCGTCAGTCGCCGTCGTGTACGGAACCACCGCAGTTGCAGTAGACGTAAACGTGATTGCCTGTGCAGCCTCACGAGGCGAAAGCACAACAAGTTGTGTTCCAACAGTTACCTGATCAGACCTCATAACAACTCCTAACTCGAAATCATCTCAATTTGACGGACAGTCACGTTCGAAATCTGCACCTGACTGTTGTAGCCACCAATCGTCAACCAACGATTGTTCGTCACACCATTCGTGCGGGACGACAACAACGGCTGCCAAAAATTGTCGTCATCAAACTTGTAGTAGTAGGTGAACCGGCGCTCACCGTTCGTCACCGAATCAAGCATGACAGCCAGATTGATCCACTCGTTGTTCACCATGTCAATGCCACGGGAAGCCATTACTGAACCAAGGACCGTGTTGCCCGAACGAGCATTCACATACACATCGGTATCAGCCGAACCCGAACCCCAGAACAGTTCGCAACAATTCGTGTCAAAAATCTGGGAGTTCGACAAGCCACCAGCACCCACATACAATTGTGTTGAGCCACCACCACTGTTCGCAATGATGCGGCCACGCATCTCCACCCAATACGCAGTGCCATTAGCAGCAACACCAGACGGCAACTGGACACCCATGCCATGCCCGCCAGAACCAGACGACGACAACACACCAGCCGACGAAACCGACTGAGTGCCACCAAACGTTGCCAGCGAAGCAAACCTGTCGGTATCAGAGTTGTAGTAGACGTTGCTGAACAACGGAACCGTGCCCGAGTTCGTAGCAGTAGACCAGTGCGACACGTTTGCTGCCACATTGAACACATCAAGCGCAGCACCAGAATCCTGTGCGCCGACCGTCTGACCGGCCTGCCCAAGATTGAACTGCCACTGGAACCCGTTGAAGTAATACAACGGATCGTCGTCAAAGTAGCGGTACAACCAAGCGTTACCGGAACCGTTGTTCACAAACCCAGCCGGGTAACCCCACTGCTGCGTCACCGTATGAATATGGGCAGTACCAGCCGAAGCAGCAGACACATCAGACTCAAACGCCGGGGCACCAAACGCACCGTTCGCCAAATCCTCCATACCAGTCGTCTGCCAATTCGCCCGAGACTGAACATACCGCTCAAAGAACGAAGCGTTCCCCTCCAACGGATTGTCGTCACCAGCATTGTTCGTAACTGTCTTGTAGCCGTAAGACACCGACTCAATCTGGCCCTTCGAACCATCCGACCGGGCAACCGTATGAGTCGTAAACAAGTTCACCGAATCAGCCGTCACAGTGTCCATACGGAACAACTTGCGAACACCCGCATACGAATCACGCAACCGCTTCACACCCACATGGCCCCACATCGCCACATCCTGCGAAGCAGACGAAATCACTTCAACACGCACATACTGCTTGTACGGCGCATGAATGTAACGGTACACACCAAACCCGTCGTAACTAGCAGTGTCGTCATGCTTGACAATGCCAACCTTCGGCGTCCAATGCGGACGCCCCAAACCAAACCCGTTGAAAAAATCACGCAAGTTGGCGTTCACAACAGGAGTAGCCGCATCATCGACATAGATACGAATGGTGTAGTTCGGTGCCCACAACGTGAAATCGGTACCAGCACCCGTACCACCAAACGCAAACCACAAATAGTTCAGAACACCCGGCTCATCCCACGACTCGTACAACACAGCACGCGTAGTAGCCGTCGAATTCGCAGGCGACTTGATGGTCTGAACCTCAGCACGCGCCAATCGGGTACCAACAACCTCGCCACCAGCAATACCGGGCGCATCATTGCGCGACGTATCAAACCGAAGGGGATTACCAGCAGCAGTTTCCCAATTCGACGTACTCATCCCACACCTACCTAAGACATTCGGCCAGATGCAGCACGGGCACCCGGAGGTTCACCGAGACTACCATTTGCCGCCTTCATTTCACGCACCCTGTCCACAATCATGGGCCAGTTCGGGAAATCATGCGCCGACAACACCGCTTCCTCATCAATTGCACCCATCGCAAACAACTGATCGGCCTCAGCCATACGAGCCGACCTAGAAGTAGTGATACTGGACCCGCCCTGCACCTGCAACTGGAACCGCAACGGCAACATGCCGTCGCTTGACGGCACATAGAAGTGTTTGCCACCCAACGCCGTCACAGTCTGCTCACCAGTAGGCCCAGCCAACGCCACAACCCGAGGAACGTCATAGAACTCGGCAATCAACGCCGCAGCCTTCGACCCCGCACCCTTCAACGCATACTCCAAGTTGCGTAGCGCCAACCGGGTACGCACAAACGCTGCTTCCTGCACCGCATCCAACACACCCTGAGCATTACGCCCGGTGGGGGTAGCACCCCGCACAATTGCGGACAGGCCACTGATGCGTTCAATCTCCCCCACATAAAAATTGACCAACTGCATTGCCATTGCAGGCTGAATCTGTGGCGGGTTCATCCACTCAACCCGAGTACCCGCATTCACCGTCAAACGCTGACCCGGCTTGTTCGTAATCCGGGTCCGCTGCAACCCCGAACGGGAATCCTCCAACAGCACCGGGTTACCAGCCAACCAAATGTTGTGTTCCATAGCCGACAACAGCCGGTTGATTGACTTCTGAATGGGAGCCAAGAACTCAACCAGCGCCATACCCCAAAACTCGCCGGTTTCAATCGGAACATAGCGGTCATACGGATGTTCACCGTGCGCCCACAGGTCAGTGGCCGGAGCATCCAACAACACAACGTTGCCAGCCACCATAGAAACGTGCCACTCGTTCTCTTCGTCCTTCGTCCACGCCTCAATCACAAAATAGGTGTGCGAATCAATGTCCTTGTAACGGGTACGGGCCTGACCCGGCAACCCGTACTCCATACCGCCACCAGTACCAGCAATCACACCCGGATTAGCCTTCGGAGGCTTGTTCCCTACACCCGAATCCAACAAATTGGGAGAACGATCAAAGTCCTCACCCGTTGAACCCCCCACCATTTCACAAGCCCCCGGAAAACGAGAGTCCAACTCGTCACCAGACAACTCGTACACCTCAATGAAGAACCTTCCGTCCCTCATATCGGTCGCAGACGGGTCCGGGTAGAACCAGAACGGGTCCACCCGACGCAACTTCACATCACCCAACCCGGCAACCAGCGAAGAATCCCAAACAACCTTGCTGATACCCGTCCCATACACCTTGCCGTCCCACAAAATCTTCTGAAGTTCGGCATCAAAGTTGTTTTGGAACCAAGCAGCCCGCAAACACACCCGCAAATCAGCAGCAATCTGCGACAACTGGCCTGAATACGAACCATTCGGGTCAGCCAACGGCACAACATCAAACGTTGGCTGCACATCTGTCTCCCACGCAACCAAAGCGTTGATCGTCGGCCAAATCTCAGCGACCTTCGGAGACGGAATCCACGCCTGACGGTTCTGCTGCCACACCCGGTTGTGTGTGATCTCGTAATTATCGACCCAACGGTCCAAAATCTTTCGACGGTGATCACGGGCACGATAGAAAAGACGGCGAACTTCCGAAGCACGCTGCGGATCAACCCGCATCTTGTTCGAACCGCTACCGTGTTCCTCAGATTCAGCCTCGGGACTCTCATTCTGAGCGTATTCCGGGCCTTCAACAGTCTCTTCTCGGGCCATTACAACAACCTACACAATCTATTTGATGGTGTCAGCGACATCAGCAGCGGACTTCATCACATAGTTGTGTTCCATCCCGGTCTTTTCGCTCATCTCGTCCGACTTCAACTTCAAAGCCTCGGACAACTCACGTTTCGAATGGATACGCCGCCCAACACTCGGGTTGAAATGGTCCGGCCAAACCGGATTCATACGAGGCGCATCAGTCCGATAGTCACGCTTCACGTTCTCGCAACCACAAATCGGACACCACACAATGTGCCGGTCGTCGTCAACGTCCGCAACGATCTGAAAACCCGAAACACACGACACGCAACGGTACGAGTAAATCAACGGTCTACCTCTCTTGTCCACAAACGAATCACGGGAACACAAGTATCGCCGTGTTCAGTCAACTCATCCAGTTCCAACATCGTCAACGGCACACCGTCATGCACTTCACAAATCGGTGGAGTACAAAAACCTTCATGGACCCCATACTCAATCCACTCCATGAACGTCATTGTCTGCTCTTTCCGGCATGATCAGTTCGAACTCCGGTGAATCACCGGGCCGCAACATCTTTGGTCCTTCACCATACGCCATGATTGGCCCGTCAAGAACGTGACACGTTAGAGCAATAGCAAACGCCATAACAGTATCGTCGTGCGCTTCACCGTCAGCATTGCCGTAACCACCGTTCTGCAACGTCACAAAGTTCGACATCTCGTCAAACGTCTTAGAGTGATGCACGGTCAACGAACCATCCATCACACCCTTCAACAACCAGCCGATAGCCAAATGCTTTGACTGCATCGTTGTAGACCAGCCGTACTGTTCGCCCGAGAATTTGCCCGGAGTCGAATCAGGCCGAGACTTCCGGTAAATCTTCGGGTACTCCATACCCAACAACTTGCCAATAGTCGCATAGCCCGGACCCTCAATTTCACAAGTCACAAGAGCCTCGTTGTAATACAGACCCAACTTGAACAATTCTTCGGCAAACGTGCCGGGGTCCACCCGGCCACGCCACACCGCAACCTGTTCCAACGTGCGCCGATTCAACACCTGCGCCACCGCATAGTCACCAAACGTTGAATGGGTCGGATCGCCAGCCACCACATACTGGCCCCAATCGTTGTCAGCCGGGGCACGGAACAACGTCAACGGGCCGTTCGACGCAGGCTTGAACTCCACCTCCGTACCGTTACGAACCAACACACCACGCACACCGTCCATCGGTTCGTACACCGACCGCAACCGCTCCAACGGAAACACGTTCGTACCCGACGAAATGAACGCTTCCTCTGCCGTACCCGGATACTCCTGCATGAACAACAACTCGTCGTTCTGACACAAATTACGGATAGCCCACCTGCGCCATACCAGACGATCATCAAGTTCGTTGGCCGGAATGATCTTCGCCAACAACTTTTCAGCCGACGACAACTGGCCTAGTTCCTGTACCGGCAACCCCACATACGACGCCCGGTACTCGTAATGCTTCCACCACGGAAAGAACAAAGGAATGAACTCGGACTCGCCGTTCTCAGCCCGCTTCCATTCCTGATGAAAGTAGTTACCGACACCATTAGCAGTGGACTCCAAAATGATTGCAGTTCCGGGTGAATTAGGAATGGTTTGCCGCAACCCACCCATCGCCAACTCAGGCTCAGGCCAGAACGCAACCTCAGACCCATGCACAAAATGGATCGTCGCAGAACGACCCACCGCCTTGTTACCAGCAGTAGCCACCTTGATCTGCGAACCAGTTTCCACCCAACCAAGATCGTTCTTGCTGTACGTCTTAGGGGTGTACAACCGTTTGAACTGGTAGTTGTCCCAATACCTGTGCGTCATCGCCAGAAGGTTCTGTGACGCCGGAATCTCATGGGCAATCACCAAACCCCGATAGCCCTCAAACAGAAACGCCATCTGGAACAACAGTGCCTCCGTCACCGTAGACATCCCCAACTGGCGGGCCTTCAAAATGATTACCCGGATACGACCAGTGGTCTGCAACTGGTGTTCCACAGTTTCAACAAACTGCTTCTGCGCCCAATTCAACTCCAACGGCACAAGTTCCAGATTCTTCGTCTGAATCTTCAACTTGTTGAGCAACGGTTCGAAGATCACTCCGACACCTTCTTCTTCTTAGCGGGTGATTTCCGGGCTGGTGCCTTCTTCACCGGAACCTCAATCACCTCCACAGGAATCGTAAACAACTGGTTCCTGATCTCGTCGTTCAACTGGACAAGTTCCTGCCGCAACACCAGCACTTCCTGATCAACCTGCTCACCCTCCTGAATGACTTTCATCAACGCAGGCACAGCAGTACGCAACAACTGTTGCTTCGCAGCCGGAGTCGCATTGTCAATCTGCCACTCAATCTCGTCCAACATCTTGTGAACCAGATTTGTGACCCGGCCCTTGATCTCGTCCGAATTACCAGCAGCAGCAACCAACGCCTCAATCTCGTCCACGAGGTCGCCTCTTCACGGTCACAGTCACCATCACAC